TAAACCACATGCTTTAGAGTACAGTGCAGAGCTACGCAGTGTTTATGGATACTGGGGACAGCACTCTGCACGTACCTGGGCAAGAACAGAGATTGTATTAAAAGACGATACAATGATTATGTGCAGGGGTACAGGTCAACAGGTTGTAGGACTAAAGCATGGTAACCAAAGACCAACGTTAGTTGTTTTAGATGATCCAGAAGATATGATAAACACTAAAACATCTGAAGCTATGGAGTATAATCTTAAATGGTTGTTGCAATCTATGGTACCTGCGTTAGACGCTAAGCGTGGAAGACTTGCAGTTATTGGAACACCGCAGCATCAACGTTGTATGGTAGAAACATTGACACAAACAGATGGGTGGACATCACGTAGGTACAAAGCATTACAGGATGATGGTACTGCGTTATGGAAAGAGATGTGGTCAAAAGAAAAATTAGAAGCTGAAAAGCGTTCATTGGAGTCTATTGGTAGGGTATCTTCGTTTTATCGTGAATACCAATGTGAGATAATAGGTGACGAAGAACAAATGTTTAAAGAAGAATACCTACAAGTATACGATGGAAACATTACGTGGGTAGATAATGAATCATTTATAGAATTTGCGTCAGGTAAGACAGTGCCTGTTAATATCTTCATGGGTGTAGACCCAGCTAGTTCAATCAAAAAACATGCAGACTACTCAACTATAGTGTCAGTAGCTGTGGATGAAAAGAATAATAAATACGTACTGCCTTACTTTCGCAAACGTTGTAAGCCTATGGATCTTGCAGATAAGATAATAGATTACTTTAAATTGTATAAACCAGTTAAGACACGTATTGAGTCTGTAGGATATCAAGAAATGCTACGTGATTACTTACGTACCAGGGCAGATGAAGAAGGTTTATTCATACCAGGACTGGAAATAAAAGAATCTCCACGTTCAAGTAAGTCATCCAGACTTGAAACTATGCACCCATTCTTTGCACAAAAGAAGATGCATATACAGAAGAACATGACTGAGCTTAAAGATGAGCTATTAATGTTTCCCAGGGGAAAACACGATGACCTGTTAGATGGGTTATATTATGCAACTAAACATAATTACCCTCCAAATCATGAGATGCATAAAACAAATAATCATCACATACAAGGAAAATTTGGAAAAAAATCGGATGATTGGCTAATTACTTGAAACTTTTATGATATAGTTATGTCTAACTTCATGGATCAATACTATGGCAGAGAAACATCCAGAAGTTAAAATATCGGAAGATCTCCTAAGAGATTATTCATCAGTTCGTGATTCATGGGCAAACCAAGCTGCTGAAGACAATGAGTTTCGTAATGGCGCTCAATGGACTAAATCTCAAATAGACTCTTTACGTCAAAGAGCGCAAGAACCCCTAGTTGTAAATGTTATATATCCTGCTGTGGAACAGGCAAAAGCTATGCTTACATCAAACTCTCCACGTTTCCAGTCTACTGGTAGAGAGGGTAGTGATGTAGAAACTGGACAAGTATTTTCTGATTTAATGAGCTGGGTATGGGAAAACTCGAAGGGTAACACCGAACTAAAACAAGCTATTGACGATTATTATGTCAAAGGTATGGGGTGCTTTATGGTACACCATGACCCTCTAGCTGACTTTGGTAAAGGTGATATCTTTGTCAAGGCGATTGATCCACTTGATGTATACATAGATCCTTCATCCCAGGATGCATATTCCAGAGATGCATCTTCCATTATCGTATCTAAACTCTATTCTGAGAAACATCTCCTCTCTATGTATCCAGATTTAGAAGAAATAATCCGTACTGCTACTGAAGTTACTGTTGCTCCTCAAACAGCATCTATCAGAACAGGTCTTGAAGGCCAGATTGTCAGTAAGGAAGATATAGATGCCCAGCGAATTAATTCTGGAGATGATAGAGAGTTAGAATTAATAGATAGATATGAAAAGATAACGGTTCCACACTTTAGAGTATTCGATCCTTATCTTAATGATGAGAAGATACTAGAGCCTCAAGACTATGAGGACTATGCAGCTAAACCTGCTTATAAAGTATTTAATCAAGACAATGAACGTATTATTACAGATGATAATGAAGTAGTAAAATACGAAAGCATTGAAAAAGAATTTGGAAATGTATTCCACTTAGCAATTAATCCAATGACACAAGAACAAGTAATGATGCAAGGCGAAGAAACTGAAGCAGGTGTTGAAGGCAGTACAACTATACTTACACGTGTTACTTTTGGAGATTTAATAGAAACAGGCAATATTCTATACAATCAAATAGAATTAAAAAGAATCAAACAAACAGTAAGCGTAGGTGGTCAGTTATTGTTTATTAACGTACTGCCGCTTGAGGATTATCCTATTATAACTATGATGAATGGACATAATAGGAATCCATATCCTACAAGTGACGTAAGACTTGTAAAAGGACTCCAGTCTTATATTAATAAAATACGCTCCTTAATCGTAGCTCATGCTTCCTCCTCTACTAATGTCAAGCTCCTTATTCCTCGTGGTTCTATGAATAAAAAACAGTTGGAGGAAGAATGGGCGCGAGCTGGTACAGCTGTTATTGAATTTGATCCAGAACTAGGAACTCCTATTGTAGCTGGACCAATACCATTGCCTAATGAATTATATAAAAATGAAGCAGATGCTAAAGCAGACATTGAGCGTATACTAGGTATATATGCAATGATGCAAGGAGATCCTTCTGCTACCCCACAAACATATAAAGGTACTCTTGCAATTGATGAGTACGGACAAAGAAGAATTAAGTCAAAACGTGATGACATAGAAGAATGTGTCAATCAAGTTGCAAAGATTGTTGTACAGTTTATTCAATATACTTACACAACAATGAAAGTCATGAGACTACTACAACCAAATCATAAACCAAAAGAAGTAACAATAAATGAACCTGTGTACGACCAAATTAGTGGTGAGTTCTTAGGTAAGTTAAACGATGTAACAGTTGGAAAATATGATGTAATAGTAGTTTCTGGCTCAACACTTCCATCTAATAGATATGCTCGTTTCGAGTACTATATGGAATTGTACAAGTCTGGAATTATAGATCAGATTGAAGTACTTAAACAAACAGAGATAGCAAACGTAGAAGATGTAATGAATAGATCTTCTAAGATGAGCAAACTCATGAGTCAAGTACAATCACAAGATGCTACAATTAAAGACTTGCAAGGAGACTTGCAGACTGCTAGACGTGAACTCGTTCATGCACGTCAGCGAGTTGAAATCGAAAAGTTCAAAACTGATTTAGAGCAATCAGCCAATAGAGCCGATATGGCATCTAAGCTGTATAGTGCTAGATCAGATGACGAGCTTAAGAAAATAAAGAATGTCGTTGCTGAGCAAGAAGCTACAAACGATGAAATAATACCATTGGAGGAATAATGGAAACACAAAGTAATGCTGAAGTTCAAGAAGTAAGTCAAGGTCAAGGGGTAGATGTATTTGATACACCTGCACCAGAGCCAATAGCAGATACCTTACCTCTCGAACCTTCAATTACCCAAGCACCTATGGGGGAAACTCCACAAGAAGTTCAAACTGAGCAGGGCAGCTCGGTTGCTGAACAAGACGTATCTGCAAAAGAGGATCCGAATAGAATGGCATATTGGCAATCACAGGCTGATAAGGCTAAGAATGAAGCACAAGGCATGGCAGCTGAACTTGAATTATACAAGAAAGCTGTTAGTTCTATGCAACAAGCTCCAATCTCCAACGAAACCCAACCACAGCCACAGGATGATTCGTTGAAGGAGCCTACGCCACCAGAAAGACCGATGAACTACAGTGAAGTAGATGCCTATAACGATCCAGAGAGCGATTCTTTTAGATATAGAATGGCTAAAGAACAATATCAAGACCAACGATATGACTATCTTAAGAACATAGAGTATGCACGTGTTGCACAGCAAGAACAAATGATGGCTAAGCAACAAGAAAAGTCAATGATGAATGATGCATATAACTCTGTAAAAAGTTCTTATGGATGGGATGATATGAAGGCAGCTGATTTTATTGGCTGGGCTACAAATCCTAATAACGTTACTCTTGATGTATTAGCTAAACTATTTGATATACAGAATGCTCCAACACCAAATCAAATAAGTGCTGAACAGAAGAAACAACAATATGCTCAAACACAACAAGCTTTATCTATTCCCAGAACTCCATCAGTGGAAACAGGGACTAGTCAAGCTCCAATGAATGAGCAAGATATGTTTAATGCAGCCTTATTACAACAGAGCAAACTAAGGAAATAGTAAAATGGCAACAGGTAAAAACCTAAGTGGCTCAGGTGTCTTATATACTGATCGGCGAGATTTTTACATCAGCCCACAAGTTGTAAAAGAACTTTGGACTGATGTAACCCCGTTTACAACGGTTGTGGCTAATCAGGAACAGAGAACACCTAATGATCCCACTTTTAAAATGTTCGAACATCGTAACCCATGGAACAAGCAAGAGTTTTCATTAGCAGCTGACCCTGCTTCTGTAGCTTCTAAAGCAGAACTAGGAACAGCAGTAGCAGTTGACGGTATCGTTGGATTAGCTTCTAGTGTAGATAGTTCTTATCTTGGTCTTGAGTGCGAAGTTTGGGATGAAACAAAATCAACATTAAGAGGACATGCTCTTATTACAGTAGTTGGTACAAACGAACTAAAATACAAAAACATTGGTGCAGCAGCTTTAGACGCAGCTGACAATGATGTATTTATTGTAGTAGGTAATGCACATGGTGAAGGAACAGAAGCTCCTGATTCATGGGCAGACGAACTTAAGGTTGTTTATAACACTACTCAGATATTTAAAACTCCACTACAAATTACTGGTACCCTTGAGGCAGCAGCACTTCGTGGTGAGTCTTCTGAGTTAGCTAGACTACGTTTACAAAAATCACAAGAGCATAAGATTCAAAAAGAAAGAGCCTTCTTATTTGGCGATTCTCCAATTGGAACTGGTCTTGCTGATTCACGCGATGGTGCAAGTGACGAATCATTTACTGATGGATATACCACTGACGCAAACGGTAACGTAGTTCGTACAACCAAAGGTATTGTAACTGCTTTAGAAGATTACGGTGCAACTTCTGGCGATGACCAGAATGTGTTTACTGTATCTGAAGCATCTTATAGCTACAGTAGCTTTGTAGATGATATGGAAAAAGTATTCCAATACGTTCCAGAGGCAGGCATGAAAATGGCTTTCTGTGGAATGGGTGCAATGAGCTATTGGTCTAAAATGGAAGGTTCTTCTGGTTTTGCAGGCAACTCAGGTTGGAATGTAAATATCAGTTCTTCCGAGCGTAGCTCAATGGGCTTTAACTATCGTCAGTTAGAAACTCCTCATGGAGTATTGATGTTAATTCCAACACCAGTACTACGTGGTCCTTATAACAAACACATGGTCGTTGTATCAGAGGAAAATCTTTTCCACGCTACATACAGACCTCCAGTATATCAAACAAATATCAAAACTGATAATGCGTTTGATGGTGTTAAGGATCAGTACATGTCTGACGAAGGCATTGGTATAACCTTGATTGAATCTCATAAGTTATTTAAGATAACAGATTAAGGGAGGTTTAACATGGCTAGACCATATATAGGCGGAACCAGTGCTGGTATTAAAGCACTCGCATCTACACAAACTTTAGCAAAAGCTGATACAGGTAAAGTATTTGTATGCTCCCAAGCTGGTGCATATGATATTACATTACCAGCAATAGGTGATGCTAAAGGATGGCAAGGAACTTTTGTTCTTGGCACAGCAGGATCCAATGATTTTAAAATTATTGGTGGAACTACTGATGTAATGATAGGTGCAGTAGTAGCTGAAGACGGTACACAAGTTGATGCAGCAGACCATATTAAATTCGTTAGTGGTGCAGCTGTTGTAGGAGACAGAATAGATGTTTTCTGCGATGGAACTAACTACTATGTTTATGGTTTTTGTGTTGATGATGCACACATAACTGCACATGGTTAATAAGTAAGGTAATGGGGGTAGTTAATTCTACCCCCTAACCTATAAGGAAATAAATGCAAACATTTAAATTACAAGTAGAAGATTTGATAGGAAGAACGTTAAGTGACACTAGTGGCTTAAACGATATGCTTACAGCTACAGCATGTGAAGTAGCAGATAGATTACCAAAAGATGTTCTTATTAGAAATGCTACAGTTACCCAGGTAACTAGTAATCCTACAAGTATCCATGATAAAAGAATTTTATCTATATCTAGAAATGGATACTATGCAAATGAAAAGCCTTATAGTGCAAGTAGTCCATTATCTGATTCTGGTAGTATATACTACGCAGATGCAGTTAATAAAAAAGATCCAGTATTTTATTTTAAAGGCAAAGATTTAATTATACTACCTGCACCTGGTAGTGGAGAAGAAGGTGAGATATTATCCTATACGTATCCAACAGTAGCACATGGGGATAGTGCTATATCTGATTTTCCTAATGCAGCAGAATACGCAGTTACTCTAGGAGCAGCTGCAAAGTTTATGATGAAACTAGCAGCAGAAGATCAAAACAATGAAGATATTGAACTTGCAACAAATACAGCAAGTTTTGCTCAACAATTAAAGATTGAGTACGAAAAAGAATTACAAAGAATAGTGGAACAAAAATGACGCAAAAACAAATGATAGAAATGGTAAGACAGCATCATCCAGATGTTAGTGAAACACAAATACGTTTATGGCTTAATGCAGGTATGGAAGAGTTTGCACGTAGAACCAGAATGCTATCAGGTGCGTTTACATTTAGTACAGTAGCAAACCAAAGATATTATGGCTTGTCAGATGATATATTAGAAATTATATCTGTAGACTATGATGGGTACGATATACCAAGACTAGGTAATAGACCTGAGAAAAGAGATATAACATAATGAGTGCTGAGAATAGAAAGTTTGCATACTGGGTAGAAAGAGATGCTATTGCTATAGTTAATAGATCTGTACAAGACTCAGCATATACATATACATCTCCTACTTCAGTTAAAACAGTAACTATTTTTGCTGTTAAAAAACCAAATTTATTTATCCAGGCAACAACTGGAACCGCTGGTACTAATACAGGTTATAATGAAGAGCCTGATATACCAAACGAATTTAGACACGCTATTGTAGCTAAGGCTATACAACGTGGCTATGAATTAAATGTAGAAACATTACCTGCTGCACAATATTGGGATAATCAATATGAAAAAGGTGTTAGAGAAGGTAAACGTTATGCAAATACAGGCAGAGTAGAAAAAGCGGTTATTAAACTGCAAGGTTTTGAACCTTCTACATCTGCAACTAGAGATAAGGATGAATCGTGACAGAAGTCACACTAACAGAAGCAAGTTACACAGAGCAACAAATTGCAACTGCATCTATGACTGAAGTAGCAGAGTATACAGATGTATTTACGCTTGTAGATGGTGAAGGTAACTTAATCAATACAGAACTAGCTAATTATACGGAGGCATCATAATGTCAGTAAAAAAAGATCTTCATAAGTATGCTGCTGGTCAAGCGTTAAATTCTGAGTATGCATCAGCATGGACTGAAGCATCCAGAGGTACAACTTGTAACAGTGATACAAACGATGAAGTAAATATAGCTCTTACAGATGGTCATACTGTACTATATGTATATTGTGACGAATTGTGTTCAATAGGTTTTGACACAACATCAGGAGATGCTAACGGAAACAATTCATTAAGAATAGAAGCAGGTAAGTCGCATAAGTTTTATATACCTAACGGAGCAACCCATGTCCATATAGAAGGACAAGGTGGCAGTGGTACTAAATATTGTTATGTGGTAACAGGGTAAGATTATGGCAAATCCATTAAAATTTACAGAAAGAGAAATACTAAACAAGGCACTTAACTCAGGTGAAGATGCTCTAAAGGTAGACATTGATAATGTTACCCTGAAGACAGAAGGATCTGATATAGCCATTGAAGTACATCTAGATAAAGCAGAAGACAATGTTTTAGTTTATGCTAATACAAACAAAGCAGGAAGTGGAACAAGCTATGTACCATTAGTTGATGCTGATGGACATTTGCAAGTAGATGTTATGTCATCAGGATTACCTTCTGGTGGTGCAACGTCAGCTAATCAATCTACAATGATTACAGCGTTGCAATTAATAGATGACGCAGTCTATGTAGATGATGCAGACTGGTCAGACGGTTCTTCTAAACATATGTTAGTAGGTGGACTATATGGATCTAATACAATCACAAGTGGTGACGTTGGTCCAATAGCATTAGCAGCAGATGGAGCAGTTCACATTGACGATGGTGGAAATACTATAACAGTAGATGGAACAGTAACAGCTAATCTTTCAGCTACAGATAACGCAGTATTAGATACAATAGATGCTGATACTGGAGCAATAAAAACTGCAACTGAAGCTACACAAGCAGCTGTAGAGAAAAACTTATATGGAAATGCTTTAGTTATTACAGCGGTTGATGGTGGAAGTACTCAAGCATTAGGAGCTACTTACGAAGCTTTGTATGTTGGAGTAGGTGGAGATGTTGTTGTTACTATGGTAGGTACAGGAAACTTTACTTTTAAAAACGTTGCTAGTGGTCAATTACTTCCAGTAAGGATTACACACGTTATTAATACAAATACTACAGCAACAAACATGATAGCATTAAAAGCGTAATATGCCAAATATTACTACTAGAAGACAGATAGTTAATTTTTTTAATTCTATCTATGACGTTATCTG